CAGTATCGGCCACATGGTCAGATTGCGCGCGCCAATCGGTTTCCCGACATATGCCATTGTTTTTCCCTCCCAAAAATGGCTTCACCCGCTGTAGTAGCAGGTGAAGATGTGATGATGGTATTTGGTGTCGTTCTCGTAGTCCCGCTCGTACTCGAACGGGATTCCGGCTGACTCCAGCGCGGACCATATCGCGCCCACGATGGCGTCGTTGTCCAGCTTAGTGTAGCGGTCCACATAGACCCGCTGCACCAGGTCGTCGTCCCCGTCGTCTGACATCTCCCGGCTTATCCCGCCGGGCGTCCATGTTGTGTAGTTCTCTGCGCCGTTTCCGTCGTATTTAGTAGCGGCAGGGTCTGCAGTCAGTAGTATGTTGCGAAATGGTGTAAGGTCAACCATAGGCATACACCGCCTCCTCAAGAGACAGGTCGCTTATCAGCTCCCCGCTATCCTCGTCTACGCCGTGGTACGCCCGCCTGACCTCAAATAGCGGTCCTGCCTGTGCATGCGGTGCCAGCTTTATGACAGTCTTTTTGGTGATACGGCGGTCCTGCAGCACGCGGATACGCGCGCCTATAAGCACGTCCTCTTGGTCCTCGGTCTGTGATATGGGATTAGTTTCATACTCCAGCTCCCCATACCACATCTCGGCCAGCAGGGACAGGCTCTTGACCGGCTGCTCCCCGGGCGATGCAGTGTTAGTGACCGCATATGCTGCACAGATGCCTTTATCCAGAATCATCAGGGACAGCCCCTTTCAGCCATAGTTCGCGCATCCTCAGGCGCAGCCATTCAGGCATCCCGCCGGGCTGATCCCGGTTCTGGTAATGCCATGCGACATAATCCGCAAGGAATACGGCATGGTCTACGCTGTCTTCGGCAAGCGCGATGCCCTTGCGGGCAAGCTCTGAGTCCGCTGCCGCGATGCGCTGCGTGAGGTATGGGTCCAGCGAGACATCGGAGGCGAGGCGGTTAAGCCTCGCCTTCACGATGCCCAGCACAGTTTCGGCGGTATATGCCATCCGCCCCGCCTCCTCTCGTTATGCTTTGGCTACGACATGCGCGCTGCCCACCTTGATGGCCCTGCCTTCGCTGTTCAATTCAACGACGGTGATTATCGTGCCGGTGGCCGCAGTGATCTCGTCTTGGCCGTCCCAGTCGGTGAAGCCGACGGGCTTGGCGCCGTGCTTTACGCTGACCGCCTTGCCTGCCACCTTGTAGGCCAGCGTGGTCCCGGAGGATTCGGTGCCAGCAACAGTAACCACCGTATCACCGCTCGTAGTGGCCGAAGCCGCAGACGTCACCGCCAGCGTGCCGATTTCGGTGTTGGCATAATCAACCGGGAAAGTGCTGGTCGTGGCCGCATCCGTGTTGTCGAGGCTCACCATCACAAACGCCTCCCCGAATACAGGCATGCCGTCGTAGCGCGCATATCCTCTGAAACCGGTCAGCATTTCGCTGAATCGGGCATGCTCCGAGCTTTCGATCCTCGAACCCGCGCGCTCTGCCAGCAGGTACGCGGCGCCATATCCGCCGATGATCTCGTTGTCGCCCGGCATCTCAAGCTCCACGATATCGCCACCGATTATGGGCATCTGGTTGTTAACGCCGGCGACAAGCGCCGCCGCGGCATCAAACGCAAGCGCCTTTGTCATCAGATGGATATGGGTCTTGCGATTCATCACCCAGAACGCGCGCCCGTCGGAGTAGTTAGGCTTTGCCGCGCCGAGCGCATCGATCAGGGAGGCGTAGAACGCCGCGCCCGTCGTGCCGTCGATATTCAGCTTCTTCACATTGCTTGTGTGCAGGTCAGTCCATGCCGGCGCGTAGGTGCCCCAGTCGCTGGGCGCGGAGGTCTGCGCAAGGCGCGTCGCGATGCCCACCGGCATCTTTGTGCCGGTCCCGTACAGGATGGCGCGGTCGATGCCCTTGCCAATCGCCTGCCCGAGCTGGTCCATTATCTCGCTGCCTAGGGCAATGTCGCTGTCCTCAAGCAGGGTGTTGTGCACCCAGATGATGCCGCCGACCATGTAGCCGTCGACCTCGATTTGGTTGAACGACATATCCAGCTCATTAAGTGCGCCCGTAGCTTCCATCCACACGCCCTCGGGCGGCGCGCCGACGATGTTCTGGCGCGCCGTCCCATTAACACGTTTCACATTAACGCGCCCAATCAGCTTAGAGTAGCGCTCCATGTTGTCCCGCAATATATCCAGCATCACATCGGGGATGGTCAGGCTCCCGTTTGTGACGCCGCGCGTCTTAATGGCCCGTACTTCCTCGATGAAGTCCCGCACTTCTCCCCGTGCAAAGAAAGCATCGCGCTGTTCGATGCTTTCAAAGAATTTAACCCTGGTGTTCATCGGCTTCTCTCCTTTTCTCTTTTCGGGGTCGCTGGGCGGCGTCTTGGGCGGGGTCTTGGTCCGCTCCTCGATCTCCTCCAGCTCCGCTTGCAGCTTCTGGATTTCGTCCTGCAGCTTGGCTTTGTCTGCCTCGTTGGTCGCCTTGTCGTCTTCAAGAGCTTTCTGGTCCGCCTCAAACGCGGTCATGTTCTCGTCGAACGTCGCCCGGTCTTCCTCGGGCGTTTCCTCGGTGATCTCCTCCAACGCCGCCTCCAGTTCGGCCTCGCGCGTAGTCAGCGCGGCGGCGCGGGTCGTAAATTCGGCGTCTTTTTCGCGCAAAAAAGCGAGCTTTTTTTCAAGCTCGCTTATCTGTTTGCGCAGCACCAGTTGTCTAAGCGCCATGTGCTTTAAACCTCGCTTTCGTCCTCTCCCGCCAGTCTTGAAACCGGCGGGCCTTTATCTGGTCGTAGTCCTTCCTGCGGGCAGTGACTGCCGTGTCCTCGTAGGCCGGGAACGTGACCACGCTCACTTCATAGAGCTTCACGCGCTTGATGGTCCAATGCACGGTTCCATTCTCGCGATAGTCAGTTTCTTCTTCCAAAATGTCGAACCCAAAGCTGCATTGGTCCACGTCTCCGCGTTCCACCCGCGCGTACAGGTTCATCGCGTCCTGGTCGGACGGATTTATCTTTACCCGGCCCCAAAGGCCCCTGCTGTCCGCTCGAAGCTCTAGTGTGTTTGCCTTGTTGCGCCCCAGAACCAGCCGGGTTTCGTGGTCGATAAGTGCGCGGATGTCGTCAGACAGCGCGCCATCAAATGCCCCCTCCGCGATGCTCTCGGTCGCGCCCGGCCAAAGCTCGTAAATCGAGCCGAACACCGCGAAGTACCCTTCGATGAATTTGTCGTCGCCCTCAGTCGCCGCACGGAATTGCGTCTGCACGGACCGCGTCTGCCGCGCAAGCCTGTCATTCGGCATTGTCGTCACCACCTTTCTGGACAAGTTTCTTTTGGTCGCCTATCTTGGCATACGGCACATAGTTTTCGAGGATAGCCAACTCGGACAGGCCATCCCTCGGCGTCCAGCCGCTCCAATCACGCGCTTCGTTGCGGTCTATTATGGCTCGGTCCACATAGTTGCACGCAACCTCCGCGATCTCGGTCAGGCTGTATGAATATAGCGAGCGGGGGTTGAACCGGAAATACCAGTCCGGAGACAAGAGCAGCTTACGCGTCAACTCCTGCTCGATGCCGCGGGCTTTCGGTAGCACCACGGACGAGATGAAGTTGTTGTAGCTATCCTTGTTGAAATCACCCTCGCCCACCAGAAACGGCGGCACCCCAAAGATTGCCGCCGCTGTCCGCTTATCAATTGCCATACCATCCTTGATGGCAAGGTCCTGTATCGACAAAGGCTTTATGTCCTTCACGTCAAGCATGTCTGCCGGAACGATCCAAGGCCGACCATTCTCGGAATCGGACAGGAATTGTTCGCTTAGTTTTTTGCGCCCATCCGCGCGCCTGTTTCAGCGTTTGCGCAATATCTCTAAGCAGCACCTTATAGCCCGTACCGCGCCATGGCTTTTGCGGGTCAGGGTTGTCTATGAAATGCAATACCTCGTCTGGTTGAAACCTCTGGCCTTTATACAGTATCCAGTACCCGTATCCCGTCGGGTCATTTTGGATGACGGTCTGCGCCATGTCCAGCGGCTCTATATCCTCCAGTAGCCCGTCCGCTCCGATATGCGGGATATGCACCGCGTTTCCATCACCGTCCAGCATGATATTGCGCACGATGCTGTACATCCACGCCTTGCGCGTCGCCCAGCGGTTCGGGTTTATGTCTATCTTCCGTGACAGCTCGTTTTTGATGCGTATATCCCCATCCTTGGTGTTGCTCATGAGGTGGATGGTCATGGAGCTTATCAGGTCGGCCACGCGGTTTACGGCGGTCTGTACTTCCGGACAATTGACCAGGCTGGTATACCCATTGCCCAGCAATACGGAATACGCGTCCGGGGACGCAAGCCAGATAAACCCCGTGCTGTCGGTGCGCTTCTGCGCCGGGGCCGCACGCGGTCGTTTTCTTTTGCTCAACCGAACCACTCCTTCGCCTTTTCCGTTTTCTCTTTATCTTCCAGCATGCGCACGCACGCAAACACTGCCGCGTCGAACACGTCGATGCGATGCGTATCCTCGACCTTTTCGTATTGAATGAGGTCGTCGGTTTTCTCTATCCCCCGCACGTTCTGGACGCAGTATTCGAAAGGCTCCGCACCGAGATAGTACAGTTCGCTGTTCTTAGCCTTTTTTTCGATGTAGCGGAAGCCTTCGGACTTTTTGTAATGGTACTGCGGCTGGTCCACGACGCGGAAATGCGCCGCCTTCATGCCGATGAAATACTCGCGGCAGAATTTACGGTCATGGCCGACCTGCCTGATGCTGAACCCCTGCGCCTTTCGGGCCTTGAACCACTCGACAACCTCGGCGTGGTTGACCGTCGGCGCGTTACTCATGTCCAGCCATCCGTCGTCCTTCCAACCGAACAGCGGTATGTTATCCTCCTCCGCCTTGGCATGCGCCGCGACCACCGGGAACCATGCATGCGGCACGATGATGCACATGCCCTTGTATTCCCCGACCAGCGCCGAAGCCGTAAGGTCGTGTAGCTTAGAGAGGTCTGCGCCGCCGTACCACTTGACCGGGAGCTTCGCGACCGCCGCAACGCGCTCCGCCGCGCTCATGCCGATATGGCCTAACTTCTCTGCGCATGCCGCGTCCGACTTCTGGAACTCGGCCAGGTTGAAATAGGCGCGCATGGCCGAGGTATAAACGTTGAGCGACTTTGCGAGGAAGTCCTTGCGCTGCTGTGGGTCGTTTTGCGCCTGCAGCGCGTCGTTCATGATGTCGGCTGGCCGAATAGTCACGCCGTAGGACGGGTTCGCCTTTTCGTGCTCTGTCGCGCTGGTGTAGTCGACATCGCCGTTTTCGTCCTGGTCGGCCTTGCAGATGAAGACGAATTCAGCATCGGCTTTCACGGTGCCGTCCAGAATCTTCTTGCAGTATGTCAACCGTTTGTAACAGAACGACGTCATGTCGTCGCCCGCCGTGGTGATGCCGATCATCAGTTTGTTGGTATAGGCCTTCATGGCCTCCTTGATGATATTGTACTGCTTCGGCGACTTATAGGCGTGGATTTCGTCGGCGATGGCGATGTTGCAGTTGAAACTGTCCTGCGCGTCGGGATTGCCGG